GATTTAAAAACCTCTTGCGCCTGTGGCGTTCTATTAAAATCAGACATATAACGTTATTTTATTATACATATACAAAAAAAGCCTGGCTTGCGCCAGGCTCTTTAAGAATTATTTTCTATTGATTAGATAGAAGCTAAGTCATTTACGAATACGCGACCATAAAATTCTGGACGAATCATTTTCTTAGCGTAACGAGTCAATAGACCTTTTCTTGGTGTGAAAGTGTCTGGATCGTACACAAGTGGAGTCATGATTAACGGAATGTATGGAGCAAATACAGCACCTGTTTCAAGGAACTGAGATCCTCTATAACCCATCAAGATAACGTTCTCAGTCATATAAGGATTCTTATAAACTGTGAAACGGTTATTCAATTGACCTGATTTTTGGATACCGAATGCGTAAGACATTTTAGTAGCTTCACCATCTGCAGTTGAAGCGAATCCTGGGATTGATTCAAGAACAGTAGCAACTGTAGGAGAAACAACCATGAAGTTAGCACCTCCACGTAGAGTTTTCTGGTGGATTTTGTTACTTACTTTTTGGAATTTCGTTCCTAAAGTTTGGAACCACTGACCTTGTGTATTATAGAATCCAAGGTTATCATATCCTGTATTAGCAGAATTTAATGAACGGTTATTTACAGCTGACCACCACTCATCTGCAGCAGAAGCGTCTTGGATCAACATATCAAGTACTTCAAGGTCAATTTCCAATGAAATGTACTCAGACATGATAGATGTCAATTCAGCTTCAGCATCAAGTGCTTGGTAAGCGTTCAAATCTTGTGCGAATTCAGGTGTCCATTGTGCTTTCAACTTACGAGTTTTAGCAACGATAGCTTCTGATTTCAATTTAACGTCAATTTGTGGGATAGCTAAAGCATCAGCAGCTGTAGATTGTGCGTTTGGATAACCACCAGCATTACCTGATTGGTCTTCGAAATCACCTCTGTAGTTATCTACTGGTTGTACGTTGTAGTATGCTACGTTTGTAGCAACACCATCAACTGGGATACCTGTTGAAGCAACTGAACCTGTGTAAATGAAATCAATTGTAAGACCATTTGCAGAAAGTGAAGTGTACTGTGGTAACAAACGTGAAGTTGTAGCTGCAACAAGAGCTGAACCAGAAGATAGAACGAATGCTCTGATACCTTTCAAGTCTGGGCTAGTCAATGAACCAGTAGCAACAGATACTTTAGTAAATGCACCAGCAGCAACAGAAGCAGACAATTCAGCAGAGTAATTTACATCTGCCCAAGAAGCTGTAGCAACTGTTAAGTTAGCATCAGCAATTGAAGATGAGAATTGGTTGATTGAGTAACCAAAACGACCAGCACCATAAAGACCACCGTTTGCATCTACATTAGCACCCGGATCTGTGTTACCATACATGGAAGCAGGTGAAGTAAATGCAGCACCAGGACCACCAAAATTTAATGTTTTTGTTTGGTCATATTGGAAATCTAGGAAGAATACAAGTCCAGAAGGTAAGTTCATAGGTTGTACAGAAACGAATTCTTTTGAAGAAATCGCACCGAATACCTTACGTACCAATGGAAGAGCAACTCCAGCCCACTGTGCACCAGCACCAACTGTAAATGTACCACCTGTACCAGCAGTGTTAGTTGAAGTTTCAACAACAAGTTGTTTTGCTTGGTTTTCAAGGATCATAGCCATGTTGTTTTTCTCAACCTCGTTTCCAAGACCTTCTAACAAACCTGTCTTACCCCATTTTGCAGCCATACGTGCTGCATCACTCTGCATGTTTTTCCAACCGCTTGCAGAGCTTTCTAATAATGAATTAATGTTTGACATTGTTTTTTGTTTTTAAAATTTAAAAATTACTTAATACCAGCCAATTTTTGGAATCGAGCCACCATTGGATCAGATTCAACGATTGGTTGTTTTGTGTTTGTAGTACCCATTGTTTTAGAAGCGCTACCTAAGTTTTCTTTAAGTGGTGATGATTTTGTTTTTAAGCCTTCGCTTAAAGTTTCAAATACCAATTTAGTTTCTTTTACAGTAGTTGCTTTATCAAACATACCAAGTACATTTAATTTTTGACTTTCAGTCAAGTTTTTAGCTTTAAATATTTTATTTGTGTAAAGCAATTTAGCGTTTAACAAATTAACTTCATTTAAATCTTTACGAAGAGTTTCGATTGTAGAATAAGCTTCAGCTAATTCAGGTGATTTTTCAGGAGCTGCTGTTGGAGCTGCTTTTCCTGCTTTAAGAGAAGCAACAGTAGATTGGAATTTTTTCTTATCTCCTGTTCTTTTATACTCTTCAGCGGCTGCTTTAATAGCTGCTTCAGCTTCTTTATCTCCTTTTTTACCAATCTTACTTAAAACCCATGTTACAAAGGCAAGTAAAACTGCTCCACCTACTGATGCTGCAAATTCAAGTGAAGAAAGCATTGTATTTCCAAGGTTAGGATCAGCAAAAGCTGAAGCTTCTTCTAATTCTTCTTCCTCATACATCATTCCTTCATCTTCCATTTCTTCCTCATCAAGAGTAGCGATTTCAGCAAGTAGTTCATCAAGGTTGATTTCCTCTTCTTCTTCACCCATTTCCATTTCAGGTTCCATTTCTTCACCTTCTTCAGCTTCACCAGCTTCAAGATCTAGTTCACCAGAACTCATCATATCAGCAATAACATCTTCGATCATTTTTTTAAGATCTTCATCTGTCATGTCTTCAAGATCAAGTGGTTCACCTTCTTCTTCACCTTCTTCTTCTTCTTCAGATTCTTCAGATTCTTCAGACTCCATGTCTTCTTCCTCTTCTTCTTCGTTTAGCTCGTTAAGTAATTCATTTAAATCCAAATCTTCTTCTAGCTCACCTTCTTCGTCAAGGGCTTTTTTAAACATTGATGAGTCTGGGTTTTTTCCTTTATCGCTGAATTCGCCAAAGGTTTCCTCAAGTTCATCTTCTTCTAGTTCCATTTCTTGGAGTTTAGCAGAGAGCATAGATTTCAATTGTGGAGTAAATGATTCCTCTAGAGCTGCTTTTGCGTTTGCTATAGCCATGTCTTTAACAGCTTTAGCATCTGCGATTGCTTCTTTAAGCAAATCTCTGTTTGTTGCCATTTTTCCTAAATTTATTTTTTGTTGGGAAAGTACGTTTATTGAGAAACGTAATAGAAATTATTTAATTGATGCTGTATAAGGGACAGCATATTCATATTATATGTATGTATATAGAATATCAAAGTCGCAAGAGACAAAAAAAGCTCCCCGAAGGAAGCAATTTCTGTACCGGTTTGCATATTTTTACCAAATAGGACACGTTCCTTGCGAGCAAAGAATCTCAGTCACTATTGAATTTACTTTAGAATATTGATCTGTTGTTGGTTGTTCTAAACCTTCTCTAAGTGGAGTCATGTATGATCCTGGGTTGGAAGGTGTGGAGACAAAATCCCAACACAATAGATCAAAATCGGGTTGTACTACTAAAAGTCCTTTTTCCTCTTGCAATGAACCCATTCCACGAGAAGAAACTCCAACATTAATGCCACTACTAAGGAGAGCTTTTAATATATTTCCTGATGGGGTAGGTAATATTTCAATTTTACCCATTACGTTATCTCCATCCCACCAAATTTCTGAAATGTTATGAGAAACATTTTTTAAGTTGATGATGGAAGATTCAGGGTGGTCTAATTCGCCTAGAGCACGTTTTTCTTTAACGCTAGACATGTATTTGTCTATTTCGCGTTCCCACAAATCTCTAGAGTAATATCTACCGTTTCCGTTTTTTACTTCAGCAGTAGCTAAAATACCCTCAACTAGTGGATTACCACGGTCAGATATTTTACCTTCTGTTAAGGAAACAGGGGATGATTTAAAGATTTGGGTTTCTATTAATACTTGTTTGCTCATATTTTAGTATTCTGCTTCTTCGTCAGATGTGTTTTCTAAATACATTTCATCCATCATTGGATCTTCTGCACCATCTTCAATTACTTCTTTTTTCTTACCTTTACCTTTATGCATCATTTTCTCTATTTTAGCTTTTGCTTTTTCTAGTGCTTTGATGTCTTTTTCAAGTTCTTTTACTTTTTTAGCGTCGGTAAGGTTTTTCATATCCTCATCCTCATCTAATTTGTTAAGTTGGGATTGACGTTTTTCAATAGCGGCGTTAAATTTTTGTAGTTTAGAAGATAAAATTTCATGTTCTGCTTCTTTATTAATTGCTGCTAGTTCTTTTTCGATACCTTCTTTTAAAGTTTCCATCATGTCATCCATCTTTGTTGCCTTTTTAGGGTTTGGAACAAAAAATGAAAGTCTTCCTTCTCTACCTACATTAACGTTGTTAAGAAGTGTATAATTATCTGTGCCACCGTCTTTAGTTGGGAGAGTAATGTTACCTCCAATGTTATTTGCTGTGTTTAAGAATCCAACAAACATTGGGTTAATATCATATGGTAATTTTCTTAAGTTTTGAGGTGATACCAATCTAGAGCGAATAGCAACTCCTTTAATTTCTTCTGGGTTTTGGGGGTTTCTTAAGATTCTTAAATGTTGGTTTTTCTTAAGTGATGCTTCTGTTGAACCTTTAAGATAAATGTACATATCTTGTGGGTCTCTTTCTTCTCTTTCTTTATCGCTTTTTATTGGGTTAATATTTACCAACTGGTATGATTCTTCTAGTTCTTCATTAATGATGGAACGAATTACTTTACGTAATTTATATTCTTCCTCGTTTACAGGTTGGATAGATTCTTTCAAATCACCATACCCAGATGCTTTGTATTTTCCTGTTGGTTCTTTCGGAGTACCTAATCCAGGATGTTCAGTTGTATATCCTAATCCTTTAATTCCAAATTGACCATCTTTAACATAGTATGTTGAATCCTTTTCTAGGTTTTTCAAAACAATGTCTCTAATTTGTTCCATTGTTTTATCCTCATTTTTAGGATCTTTTATTTCAGCGTAATAACCTTTCATCAATTGACCATAGATAACATTATCTAAGTTTTTCTTATCAGAGTGATCATAGCCATGCTTAAGATCATCTTCAACTTGTTTTGAAGTTTTCTTTAATTCAGCTTTTTCATCTTCTTCTTGAGATTTAAGTTTTTTCTCTTTAACCTCTTTAGCTTTGATTTGGGGATCTTTTGCTTCTTCTAAGAATTTCTCAAAAGCTAACTCATATGATTCTTTTTTGGATTCACCTAAAGTATTAATTGGAGATAAACCTACTAAATTTTCGTTTACAATTCCCTTTTGTTTTAGAATTGTAGTTGCTTCTTCAAACGTAGCAGCATTACGAATATAGTTTGGAAATTGACGTTTTGCTTCAGTTAAGAATACACCTTTGTGTCCTTTTCCTTCTTTAATTAATTGATATTGTTCATTTAAGGTTTTCATTCTTCTCCTTTTAATAATGTTAATGTTTTTTCTAAAAAGTCTATAATCATTTTAGTTGATATAACTACATCATACGTATCTGGGTTAGCGTTGTATGTAGAAATTACTTTATCTTTTGCGTTATCCATTGCTGGGGATAACTGGTTGATGAGTTCTTCAATTTTGTTAAAGTCAGCTAAAATATCTTGTTGGAATTCGTTGTATTTATTATCTTCAAATAATTTTTTAACTTCTAAACCAGATCCTTTAATTTTTTTAGGTACTGGTTTCCATCCTAGTTTATAGTAGTATGGGTTTTTTACTCCTTTTTCATTAGTGCCTTTTTTAAAAGAATATTTGGAAGCATACTGTGCTCCTTCTCCACCAGCAAATGTAGCACCTCCAGTTCCAGTACCAGAAGTTTCCATCATTTTTTTGATGCGTTCTTTAATGATATTTTTTATTTTATCACGCATTTACTACTTCTAATTCCGTTAACAAGTCACAGTATTGTAAAAGATCAACCAAATCATTATCCGTTACCTTATAGTTTTTATCTACTGGTTTAATCAAAGATGTGATTTCGTTAATTTTAATTTTAGTTACTGGGTCTTTTGTTTTATTATTTAGGGTGGTTAATTCTTTTTTAATTTCTTTTGATTTAGAAATATAGAATTCTTTTAAACGTGGAGTATTGTCAATTGAATTAATCAATTCTTTTAATATAAGTTTTTGATGTGAATTTAATTCGTTGTATTTACCGTTGAATTTTTCAAGGATAACACGATATGCTAATATACGAGTATCTTTATCTTCTTTTCTAAATTCCTCTAATATATTTTCACGTACTTTTTTCTCTGCAATAGGGGCTGCTGTTAAATGCTCTAGAATAGTTACTTTATTGATAATAATATATTCTGGGTTGAATGGGGTTGGTGTATTATACATTTCTAATAATGTATAAAAAGCAGCTTGTGTTTTATAGTTGGGTAATTTGTGGTTAAAAAATTCATTTAAATCATAGTGATTTTGAATTTCATTAATCAAATTATATTTTTGTTTTTTAATTGATTTTCTATTTAAAGTTTTAGAAGACTCTAAAAGTGTATCAATAATCACATTAGCTTTAGTTTCCGTTAAACTAGTACGTTTAAGTAATGTTTCATACAATCTGTATTCTTTTCCTAGTTCTGTTTTAACAAAATATTTTTTCAAAAGACCTTTGATAGGGGAATCTTTCCCTTCCAAAGTGTCAGCTGTGATTTGTCTAACAAGCAATTCAAAAAGAATGCCAGAATTTTTGTACTTCGAATGTTTAATCTTCATTCTGTGGTAATTAGTTTATTTATAAATATATTAAATTTTGTTACTCACGTATCTGATTTTCATCTAATAGCGATTCTTTATTGTTATCCGCCTCAAATACCAATTGTTTTCGATTGATTGGGATTTTCTTTAACATATCTGATTGGATGTTTGATAGAGGTTTATTTTCAAGGGCTAGTGGAGATCCACCTTTATATTGAGGTTTGATGGAATCTGATGTATCGTTATCTTTTTTCATACCTAATGATCCAATTCTATCTTTACCAAAAGCATTATCTTGTGTATTTCTATCTGTTACTTTTTCTTCTGGTCTTCCTAGTTCTTTATCTTCATCATACCCTACAGGAACTCCTCCATTTTCATATCTGCCTCTACCATATAAAGCAGCTAAGTCATGTGGTGTACCATATGATTGACCTGTTTCTACAGGATCATTTCCTTCAGATTCAATTTGTGTGAGTCTAAATTTACGTTTAGCATCTTCTCTAATTAAATCTCTATATTCACCATATTGGTCTTGGCTTAAGTGGAATATATTTTCATATATCCAATCAGAAGGCATTAAATTGTTATCCATCATTGAATTAGCTAATTCAACTTTTTCTTTCATTAATGCTATTCTTTCTTGATCATAGATGATAGAAGGAGTAGTTAAAGATAATTCAAAATTTGTTAAACTTTCAGCTGTATATCCTTGGGTGTATAGGTGAACTAGTGCTATTTTGTTTAGCTCTGAAAGGATAATACGTTGGATTCTATCGATTGTACGGGCAAATCTAATATCTTCTGCAGCTAATGTTGCTTTACCTGTTAAATCTTTTTCGTAGCCTAAGAATGCTTTTGGAATTTTAAGCGCAGCAAATAATTTATCTCTTAAATATTCTACGTCAGTAATACCATCATATTGTAAACCTTGAAGTGTATCAATTTTAGTTGATTGATCATTTCCACGAATTGGAATATAAAAATCTTCAAGTAAGTTTTGCATGTTGTACTTTAAGTTATATTCACCTGTGTTTTGGTCAATATATGGAGTACGTTTCATTTTTGAAATTGTTTTCTGCATGAAGTTTTCTACTTCAGTAGGAGCAATATTTCCAACATTTACATAAAATATACGTTTTTCAGGTGCACGTACAATTCTATGAATTAACATTGCATCTTCCATTAATGTATATTGCTTAAACAATTTACGGCCTGGTTCTAGATATGATCTACCATATGGTAAAAAGTTAGTATCTGTCAGTAATCTAAAATGAGCAATTTCATAGTTGTCAAAGTATATGTCTCTGCCTTGATCCGCTGAATTCGGCACGTTATAATAACCGTAGCTGGACGCTGAAATACCATCTGGGTCAAATCTAAATCGTACTGATGCTGGGTTTTTAAGATCATATCCTTCTTGTCTTTCTATGTGGTATGAAGAATATGGGATAACATTATACACACCATATTTTTCTGCAATTTCTAGTTTTAAAAAGAAATCACCATATTTACACATATTACGAATCCAAGGCCATAGGTTAAATTCAATATTTAATACATCGTAAAATAAATTGTATAGTATTTTTTGTACATCTTCATCCGAACTTCGAATTTGAAGTACTTCTCCCATATCATTCTTTAATGTACTTTCATCTGCTATGATATCCAAAGCGGATGCAATAATTGCATCTGTATCCATTGCATCATACTCCGAATATAGAGTAGGTCGCAACATTTGATAGTTAAAGGAGTTTTGATAACCATATAAGGAAGTTGCTGAGTTAGTGTAGATTCGATTGAATCTATCTACTAAAGAGTTGGTTTGTAATTCTCCAGATTGTTGGATTTTATTAACGTCCATAACCTTGAGTTGAGTACCTCCTTGGTTACGTATAATAACGTCCGTTGAAAATAATCGTTTTAATCTAGAAAATAATGTAGTATCTGCCATTTTTTATTTACAATATAATAATAAATATTGAGAAAACCAATGAATTTTAAAGAAGCCATCGTATGTCTTCTTCCCCTCCAGAATATGGGTTATCTATTTTCCATGGGTTTTCTGTTAGACCTGTATTTGAATAACCACCTGCAAAGTTATGTTTTGCAGTAGCCATACTTTGGAGCATACTTTTAGTTAAATCTACTCCGTGTTGTTTAAATTTAAATGAAGTATCTCGCATAAATTGTCCTATAGCAAATGACATTACAAGGTCATCATTGTAGCCCGATTGGGCTTCAGCTCTACCATTTTTCCAAACAAATACTTTCATTTCTTCAATTAAGCGTTTTGATTGAATAGTTACACCTTTATCTGATAGGGCTTCTATGAATTTTGAAATACATAAAGGGCGTGTACGTGTATTAGTTGTAAACCCAGGTACCATTTTACTTGTATCCATATATTCAGAGAAATATGTATCAGCATTTATTTCTCCACTTTTTGGAGAATAGTATAGGTTTGGATAACCTCTTTCAATTACTGTTTGTATAGTAGCCCATCCAATATTTGCATTTTCAATTACTAGTAATGCATTATTATATTCAGTTGCTATACCTACAAGTAAATATCCAAACTCTTTTGTACCAATTTGACCTTTATATTCAGCTACCTGTGTATTTGTTTCAATATCTAGAATATGAAATGCTGAGTAGTCTCTAGAATCACCTCTAGCAACATCCGCTATAACCATATATGAGCGGGAATAATCTGCTGGTTCCCATACCCATAAGTTTCGATCTGCTCCACGTTTTTCTAGTGGTTCTTTTACATATGTTTTCTCATAGAATTCTAAAAATTCATTGTAGAATACTACATCTCCAGATGTACTAAAATCACAATCACATTCTTGGGCTGCTTGTCTAGGATCACCTAACAATTCATCTTGTTTATCTCTCCAAGACTGATCACGTTCAGGATGAACAAACCAAGGTAATTTAACGGGTAAAAAATCATTTTCTTGATTTTCAGCTCTAACCCATGTTTGATGGAACCAGTTACCAGTACCATAAGGGGTAGATAATACAATTGCACCACCACCCGTTGCTAGGGTTTGTTGAGCTGAAGCCCATGTCTCACCAATATTTTCAATAAATGCTGCCTCATCTACTAGTAGCAAAGATACTGCTTCTGATCGTGCTGCGTCTGCATTTGATGATTTTGCTTTAATTTGAGAACCATTAGTTAAACGAAGTGTTAATTTATTGTTTTCTTCTGCTGGGACTTTAAGCCAAGAGGGTAAATTTTCATACATGAATTTTACCTTGGTTACCATGTTTTTAGCTGTTTCCTGTGTGGTTGCTATACATAGCACGTTTTTATCTTGGTGAAATACCATTAACCATAGAGCATAACCTGCTCCTAAAGTTGATATACCTAACTGTCTAGATTTAAGTACTATTGAGTATGGATTATCCTTCCATAAATGAAGTACTTTTTCTTGAAATGGATATAAATTAAATTGAATTCTACCTCGTTGGGGGTGTTGGATAAAGCAATACTTTCGCATAAAATGTGCTGGGTCTTGGGCACATTTGATATATTCTTGGCGAAGTATTTGTTTTATGTCTTGACTCATTATTTTTTAATTTTAATATTATTGGTAACCCCAATAGTATCTTTCATACATTCACTATATACTTTAGCTGTGTAATATGGTTTGAATTTTAACAATCCCCACAAATATTTTTTATCCCAATCTCTATACAAGAATGTAGTTATATTGTCATTGAATGTTTTATTAGTAAACGATATGGAATCTTTTTTGATGAATCCAGAAAAACTATAACATTTTTCTTTCAAAGTAAAATATGCTTTTTCAGATATACTATCTTTTTTCAATATAGTACTAACTAGAGTAGAGTCTTTAAATTGGTATCTAGTTTCTACTATGTCAGTTATATGTTTAGTTTTAATGTTTAAAACTTTAGCTAATGAATCATATTTTGGGTATAATTTTTTTAGTTCATCTATAGTAAGTTCTTGTTGTCTGCTCTTATCTTCTATAAGAGCGATCATGTTATTGTTATAACGTTTACGTTCTTCTTTTTCATGTTGATATAGTTTAAATAGACCATATAGAGCTATCAAACATATTACTAATATCGCTAGTAACCCAAGAATTAATTTGTTTTTTGTTATCATATTGTAGAAAAAAGTGTCTGCTCTAAATTAGGGCAGACACAAAATTATGTTAATATAAGAATAGAACCATTTGAATAAGATTATACTTTAACTTTTTTCATCTTAAGATATTTTTGAACAATATCTTGTTTTGATTTTAAATATTCTTTAGCAGCTTCATCACCTTCTTCTTCTTTTTTATTTTTGTAGGTGTCCATAACTTCTCGATATTGTTTAATCAATTCATCTTGCTTTCTAGCTTTTTGTTCTGTACCTTTATCTCCAGATGGTGCTTTTTCTGTTGATGTTTCTTCTTCCTCTGAAGAGTAGTATTCTTTATCTGCTTTTTCTAACTCATCATCTTCATCCTCTTCTTTTGATTTCGATTTAGATTCTGGTTTTTCTTTTGCAGGTTTTTCTGTTTTTTCTTTTTTAGCTTTGGGTTCTTCTGCTTTCTTTTCAGATGGTTTGCGTCCACGTTGACCTGCTTCTTTTCCTGTTATTTGATTAGCAGCATCTC